CCAAGACTAACTGTTAAAATTATATGAAAATTTGAATTTGTTTGTTTAGGAATTAAATCAACTTCAAACTTAATATTTCCACTACTTGTTTCAACTGCGTACCATTGTGACGTTGAGTTTTCAGTTAATGAAATAGTATTAGCAGTAATTGTCTTACCAACTACTTGTAAAATAGTTCCAGCAGGAAAAACAACTGAAGAACCCAAAGTCCCTGCACTTAAAGTGTTCGTTATACTTACATTCCCATCACTCGCCAGTACCAAATTATTACTGCCAGAACTAGAGTGCTTGATGTTGGTTACTTTTATTTCAGAACTCATGATGCTTATTCTGGTTTAGTGGGCCAAGTTACGCCTGTTAAATTTCCGTTTTCATCTAAACTAGGTGTGCTGTTAGCTGGGAGATCACGAAGTATTTGTCTGTAAGTTTTCCAATCATCAATACCTACATTAGTTTCATTAGCTTTCATCATCTGCCAATCACTAGTAACTAACATCATATTTCTAATATTTCTTAAAATCTGTTCTGGTGTTTCTTCAATCATTATGTAATCTCTGCTAAATAATATCGCCCTTCAAGAATCATTCGTGATGTTCCTGTCAACCAATTCATATTAAACGTAGTCATAGCGTCCCCATTTGCATAATAAAAACCAATCCGACCAGTGTTTTGCAAAGCCCAATGAATTGAATAGCTTACCGAAAATGCTGAACTTATACTTTGGTGATAACTTACAATACCACCAGGGTGTCCATTACTTTCTATATTACTACTACTAGTGCTAACTCCAAAGAAAGGTAGTCCTGACATAAATAGTTGACTACTAGAACTACTTGGTGCATTGCTTCCTTGATTTAAAGTTACATCAACATTAAAAAATACTAAATTTCCAATTCTTGTGTAAGATGTATGTCTAGTTCCATAAGTTGTTACTAGGTCTGTGCCAGATGAATTTGTAAAAGTTGCTGTCCAAGTGCCTTGACTAAGTGTGATTGAATCCCCAATTGTTCCGTTAAATGTTCCTGCATCAATAGTCCCTGCGTTTGCTATGCCCTGTGAAAATGTGGGTTTACCATTTGAAGCAATAGAAATAGCATCAGGATCAGATGCACTTCCAATATTTCCACCATCGGGTATTACGAGATTGCTCATACGATCACCAGCGTTCCTGAAACAGTTAAAGATCCATTTGTACCTATTGTCACGGGACCCGCCATGGTCGCCCCGTAGTTCGCCGGGATCGTCACCGCATGATCGATCTGGGCGTCATGCATCGCCACCCCGTCCTTAACGATAAACAGCTTGTCGTCCACGGTGTTGATGTTCTGGTTGACGTAATGCCCCCAGGAATCAGAGTTCCCGAGGATCGGTTTCCGGAGGGCCACATTCGACGTCGCTATAAACTCCGCCGAGGTCGTTGTCACGGACCCGCCGTACCCTGAATGATTTGGACAGTAGTAATACAAAGTCGCCGGGGTCGAGGACGTCACGCTTATTTCCGTGTAGGCCCCAGAGGAACCCGCCGTCCCGGCTATGGTGACGCCGGTCGTGTACTCAGACCCCGAGTTGTGTGTCCCGTCCGAGGTCGTGGAAAACTTCAAAGGGTGTCCGGAGTTTAAGGAATCGGACTGGGTAAACCGGTACGTTATGTCGTGGCCTAGTTCCAAAGCCGGGACCGAGTACCCGTCGATCTCGTACTTCGAGCTAACCACTTTTACTTCAAAGACGTATGTTGCCATCAGCTAACCTGGGGGACTTTTGCAAGGATTATAAAATTGACGACGAAGAAGGGGTTGACGATATTATGAGCCTGGCCCCCGCCGGTGTTCGCATTGGTGACGCCTACCGTCGCCGTGTGGTTGTGTGCTAGGTTCGGGAGAGTCCCGGAGACGGTGTGGGAGTGGCCTGGGTCAGATATGTTGGCGTTTCCAGTCCCCGTGGTCCTACTAGTGGATTCTGTTGTTGTTTTGGCAAATGTCCCAGCCCCTGATTGACCTAAGAAAATAGTTTCCATTTGCCTTACATGGTCATCATATGAATGAGTGTGCCCTAAATCCGTGATCGATGTTGTTGAGCTTTGCGTGTTTCCGGTAAAGGCCGATGTGTTATCTGAGTCCGTATTCCCGAGTGTGCCGTCCCGTGGATCCACGCTATTGATAGACGCCGTCACGGACGTGGTGTGGGTGTGTGACGGGATCTCAGTTTGGGTCAGTGTGTGGGTCTCATTACCCCCAGAGGCCCCGGCGTTCCGAGAAGTGTTCGCAAAGCTGGACCGACCGTTGACCGTCGTATTATTGACGTACCCTAACGGGAAACGCCCTCTCAGGTCCGGGAGGCGGAAGTTTCCGGTCCCCGCATTACTTGAGGGGTCCAGGACCGATTGAAGGGGTGACAGTATGGTGTAGAGGTCCGGATAAGTCGTCTGAGAGACTCCAGACCCATCGCAGATCAACCAGATCCCGGTGTGGGTCGTGGTCGGGGCGGATGAACTGGGCCACATATGGATCATGCCAATCGGGCTGACATCGGCGACGAAATCATCTAATACCTGGAGGGCGGAATTATTTAATCCACCCCATGAGTTTCTGGATCCGCCGACGGTAGGAATCGTTATATTGAGTGCGTTTGTAGGCATTTAAACTATCTCTATTTGTGTCCAGGTTGTCGTCACATCGTCGATACCGTCCCAGGCCAGTGTCGCCTGGGCTGAACCATCAGCCGAGGACGCCATGCTCATGATCGACCCCTGACGGATCCGTATTGGTCGCCCTGATACCGTCGAGACGCTGACGACAATGATCGCATTGACCCCTGACTCTAGTTCCTCAAAATTCCCTATACCGACAAGGCTAGCGACCGAGTTGATGGTCGCAAATCCTGGCCGGACCCTGGTCGGCTGGGCGGTTACCGTGGAGGTCGCTACGATCTCGGCGGAATCTTGACCGCCTACACCCCAGAGGCCCTCGCCCCAGTTCCCTAACCCCCAGGACATTAGCTCAGGCTGACCTTCAGGTTCCCACTGGCGATCTTAAACACGTCGCCCTGGCTTATGATCTTAGACGTCGCCGATCCGCCTGAGTCCGTCAACTGGACATAGGCCAGGAAGTTCCCGGCGGAACTGGCATCAAATAGCCCGATATAGGTCACGGTCCCCCAGTTCGATCCGGCCTCGTCAAAGAGGACGTCCGCCGAGGAGACAATCTGCTTGGTGGCCCCCTGGGTGGCGGGGGCGTTGAATGTCACGGTCTTCCTCACATAGCCGGTCCCGGAAATCTCTGAGTACGACGTTGTCTCGTCTGGCTGGGCCGTAAGGAGACCCACATAGATCGAAGACGGGCTGGCGTAAGTGTCCGGGTTATTCCGGAAAAGGAAGTTCAAAAGATTCGTTTCAGTGAGGTCGGTAAAACTCATGTCAACCTATTCGGGTGATTGCAGTTTGGGGCGTCCGCCCGGAAAATTTTGTGTCCGTATCATGCTGTATGATCTGCTGGACGGCCTGTTCAAAATAAGTATTAAACGTCGTCGTTATGCTCTGGTCGCCCAGGTAAGGCCCGGCCTGTTTCAAGCATCCGTAAAGATAGGCGTCTGGGTGATACTCGATCAGCCAGTTGGTTGTCTGACCGGCCTCGGCGGTAATCGCCGGGATAGTCCGGTAATAAGCGATCTCCAGGGTCACCTCGGAATCCGGAGTCGGATAGAATTCAATCTGTTGGCCCAGGTGTGAATAGAATCCTGGCGTCCCCGTGGCGTTACTCGAGGCCCTCTTGTCGTCCATCACGTCCGGCGTAATCTGGGTCAAAGTCCTTGGCGGATCAGTGTTCAATTGGATGTTTCTCAACGCCACCAGTGTGGATGGCGGTTTGATGTATTGGGCGTTCAGTGTCGCCGTCGCCCTCGAGATCATCCTCCGGTCCCGTAACCTCCGGGAAAGCTCGGTCTCGACGATCCCCATCCAGGTCGGGACGACGCTGGCGAGGTCGTCACGGTTCAAGTAGTCCTGGACGTTATCGATCAGAGATTGATAGTCGGTGATCTTCGCCAATTAGAGTGTCCCCTCCCAGACTCGAAACGGTTTATTTTCAAAGTCATTGAGTTTTTTCCGGAGGTATTTTTTCCATTCCGGGTGGCTCAATTTGTTATGGCGGGCGTACCGTCGCCATTTGTGATACAAGACCTGGGGGATCTCTGCGACCTTCCTCCAGGAGTTTAGGTTTCCTCTTG